GTTCACACTTTTCTCGATGGATTAAATTATGATTGACCCAGGCGAAACTCAAACGGATAGTTCAAGAGCAAAGGAAATTGATTCCGGAGCTCCTGAGCAAAATATGCAAAATGTTATTTTGGATTTACCCTCTAAACCAGGGTTACAGTTTGATAATAGAGAATCAGTTAACGCAACAAAATGGGCTTTTGAACAGCTTATTGGACAAAAACAATACTTAACAACAATAGAAGTTAAAGATGGAAATTCTTCAGCAATTGATGATGGTAAAGTTTTATTTATTTTACCTAACACTTGGGAGACTATTGCCAACCTACATTTTAGAAAATTTAAGAATTTATTCTTTTTAAAATCTTGGAAATGGCATTTAACTTTTGAAATTCGTTCTAATTTTCAGGAAGTTGGTATGTTATCCATTGTAGCAGTAAATTGTCCCGTATCAGCTTTTCCATATATTACGGGTGGACCCATATGTTGGGTTGACCATAAACTAACGGATATAGAAACCGCCGGCAAGAAAGGTCTTCCATCTAACGACCTTATTACAGCCCACTCTATTTTTAAATTGGGGTCAATAGTTCAGCTTCCACATAAACATATTATGCTGGGAGAGAATCACAATGTTAATGTTTCCATGAATTGGTTATCACCTTTTAAATCTTCATTCCGCAATACAGTTCCATTGCTCTCGGCGAATATTTATAATGATGATTTCCCTTCAGAATATAATAACGATTATGATATGGGATTTATTTATTTAGCTAATCCTATCCCGCTAACCACAGCCTCTGGCGTAACACCCAATTGCACTATTCGCGTTTGGTCTCAGTTGACTGACGTTGAATACGGCGGTTATTGTCCAACAGATGAAATTCTATGAGGTTTGTACAAGGAGAAACGTTAAATCATGTCCCTAATGAATCCTTTACCTGGAATACAAATCCAATTTATCAATCTCCCGAACGTTCTGGGATTTCTTGGTATGATCAAGCTAATCACTGGAATCCTGAGGCAGAAGGTCTTACGTCTATTCCGCAGCACCAAACGGAAATTCCAATACCGTATTGGGCAGAGAGGGACACCAATCTTGCCAGTTTACGGACGGAGTTTGACCGGTCCTCCCGCCTCGCGCAAAATAATGCGTCTGCTACCCTCGCGACAATCCCTGAAACGCCCGCTTCAATGGGAAGCCTTCCGACACCTATGGCTCCCGTTCAAGAAGCAGCTACGCGAGGATTAGATTCCTCAAAAGGAATAACGAAGGCAGCAAGTGTTGCGACTGGTGTTGGTTCTGGAGCTTTAGGCTTAGCGGCTATGGCTGGTGGTCCTTTAGGATCTATTGCTATGGCTAATGCGGCTTTGGGTTCTGGAACCGCTGCTATTTTGAATGCAAGCAATCAGAGTGCTATAACTAATGACTATGCAGCAAATGTTAATCAAAACGGTTCAAATTCAGGGGTTCAGGCACGTATAATTCGAGATCTTCAAACAGGACAAGCAGCCCGTGAAGGAGCAGGAGCTCAGATGGGTGGACTTTTTGGACCTGTTGGAGCCTTGCTTGGAAATTTCTTTGCAGGCTTGGCAGGTGGACATACTCAAGATAATTTATACGATAAATTGAAAACTGGTTATTCATTTGATGGCCGTTTTAATCCTCAAGATACTGGTTCAGTTAACTCTTCTACTACAGCAGATTTATCTGGAACTTCTAATATGACTTCTTCAATATGAGTACAATGCAAGAAACAAATCAACAGGATACTCACGATCCACCTAGGAACCTGGGTATTCCCCTTAATCCGATACCGCAAACCAATACCGGAACGTTGGAACATACAACTGTTCCGTTTTCGCCCTTTGAACAGATTACTGATATCACACCCGATTTTTCATGGATGGTCAATCAATGGAAGTTAAAAGGTTTCCTTACTGTTTCAACTAAGGATAAAGTTGGTACTAATTTAGCTAAAAATACAGGGGCATGGGCTCAAGGAGTTGTGCCTGTTCTTTCAGCTTACTATGATGATAAAAATACCAATGTAGATGAAAATATCCCTAATTGGTCCCGACTTCCGTTTGCTTCATCAATTTGGTGGAAGGGAACGGTTTCCCATCGTTTCACAATAATAAAACCCCCACGTGTAGTAGGAAAGTTATTGATACGATGGCGTCAGGATGCTTTTATGGACTTGCATGATAAAAATCCTACAAATCCAACGAAGGATATTAATGATGGAACAATGCGATCCATCCTCAAGGAATGGGATCTGGCTGCGTCAAATACTTTTGAGTTTGATGTGTCAGCATCTCTTCCAATTCGCGCAAGGCCCACTAAGGCTTCCCGTGATGCCTTTTCTAATGGATCAGCTTTGAGACAATATGCTTTTATTAGACAATATTATCCTTGGATATATTTTAATATGGGTGGTTTCAAAATTGAAGTAGCTCAAGTGATCTCTCCTGGTTCCATTTTTCCCGATTCATATACTATTATAATGGAGCGTGCGTTTAAAGATACAGAATTTATGACGCCTACAACCACTAATTCCGTTAAGGATTTGGTTATTGATAGGTCGATTTATGACATTAAACCCAATAATGGATAATGAGGAACCAACATCGACTGAGGTAGCTAACGTTCAGTTGGCTTCTCAGGGACACAAGCTTCCAGAGCAGTCCCGAATTCCCTCTTGTCCTATTCCTAGACCCTTTTCATTTGAACATTTAATTCATCAGTGGCAACCTATGGGCTTTCGTGTGGTTTTAAATTTGCCATTTGTTAGTAATGATCAAGATTACATTTTTGCAATACGAAACGGACCATTTATTCCAACATTATTTAAGCAATACGGCGATTCGTCAGCACGTACTGGCGAGGATAATGTAGGACGCCCTGATTACACTAAGAGAATGACAACCACTTTAGATACGTATATGTCATATGCACACAATAATACGAAGCCTGTTATTCATGGATTAGCAAAATATCAATCAGTTAAACCTGATGAGGAGGGAAAAGTTAATGAAGCTATTTACATCACACAATATGATCAACCCCCTGCACTAGCAACTTTCGCGACAATGTTTAGGAAATGGAGAGGCACGATGCATTATCGTATTCGTGTTGTCTCAGGATTTACAACGCAAGGTTATATATTCTGCAGTTTAATTCGAAATTCTCCAGCTAATGTAGGAATTTTTGATACTGCCTCGTTAACTTCAGGAATTTTCAGAGAAGATGATAGTTATAGAGAAGCGATGATGAATTCATATATTATGGGTGATTCCGCAATGTTTAGACACTTTGAAGTTGAAGTTCCCTTTGAATATCCGGTTCCTTATTATGATCAATACAACTGGATTGGTAATAGAACACGTCCGGCTAATAATTTTATGTATACTCAAAAACCAGACGGCGTGTGGACAGGAAGACCTTTAAGATCAATTCGTAACGAACCTCATGGTGACAATTATTTAGTTTTTGGCGTTAGAGGTCGTTTGGAATCTGGTTTGGACAAATCTCAAATAGCATTTGAACTTGAGTATAGGGCTGGAGAAGATTTTCAGTTTGCTGATCCTTTCCTTCCCTATAATGCAAATTATTTGGTTCCTTATCAGAAAGCAATTCAGCAGATGCCAATTAAAACAATACAAGTTCCTTCAGATATATATAAAACAGATGGCCTTCATATTTTCCAGAAGAAATCAGATAATCCTTTACCCATTCCAAATAACAATCAACAACCTACTGTAAGACCTAGAGATCCTCATGATCATACGCAACCTGTTATTGAAAATAATAGAATTCGTACTAATCGTTCTAGGAATCCCCGTAGTGTAGATGATGAAGATGAAGGAGTGGACGAGATAGACCAACATCTTGTCGAGAATCGCAATTTTCGGAAAGTTATGCAAACCTTATCAAATTTCAATTTAGGCGATTCTTCGCGTGACAGGTAATGGTTCTGTCCGCGTTTAATGATCCTACCTTGGATGAGCCGTGAGCCAGTCCAGACAAGCGCAGTAGTCCTTGGTAGAGAAGTCTTCCACTATCCTTAAGATCGGAGCGTTGTGGTAAACTTATACGTTAGTAGCTATACACGCCTATCATGTGGGAAACGTGAAATTAATCTTTGAATGTGGAAGTATATAATGGCCCTTGGGATGCAGAGACTACCCCAACCAACGTCCAGTTACTAGAGACTTTAAGTCCGGGAACAGTTAGTTGGCATTGTATATGAAAGTATTCATTGAGAGATGGATCAAATGTACCTATAGGAAGCGTTGATGTGAAAGCAAACACTGTGGAAATAATTTATACCGGGTCCTCGAGTATGTTTCCCAAAGCCTTAAGAGGCCACAGTGGTATAAGCTGCAATTAAGCGAGAGACCAGAAACGAGCAAAGCTGGATCCCCATCTCTTGCCCTTCGACTTTTATCTTACGGAGACGTGGTGCTTAAATTTCGGAATAACCTTCAAAATTGATCTGGGCAGGAAACTCAAAAGAAGACTTTCCTGCTTAAATCTTGCTCAAACAAATAAAATAACGTACTTTCAATTTATTTTTTTATTATCGTTAATATGTATCCTACGTATAACACTTTCGAATCCTGTGGAGGACGCAAGAAGTTTGGCATCACCGGACGAATTGCTAATGAGTTGCGACGCGAAATCCGAAAAGGAGGAGCTTGGACTCACCTCACACCAACATCACTTCTCTCTCTTTTTGAAAGAGATGCGAGTAGAAAGTGTTTGCCTGTTAGGGGTAGTGTCATTACTAAGTTTGATTATTCTCTTAACGATGTCGTATCACTTTTGCGTACATTTAAAATTTGCGCGCGAAATGAGAGCGTTGGTAAGAAGCTCAAGGACATCCCATTTTTCTCAAAACCCGACTATTATGAAGCAACAAATATAGAAGAAATTACAAAAGTTGGAAATGATTTGGATTCAGTGACCCTATTTGAGGATACTTTCAAACCACAACTAATAGATTTTTCAATGAAGAGTACATTTGATCGATGCATGATTGTTCTACTTGAGGAGTTGTTGCATGGATATGACGGTATTTCAAAAAGATTGGCTGAGAGATTGTCTTCTTATGAATGCAAGCGCATGGATCCTTATGGAGTGTATATATTTATGCTTCATTTGGTTATAAGAGGAATTTCGAAAGTGCCAGCTCTTCAGACTTTGTATCAGTACCAAGCATGGAACAGAATGGATTCTTTATCTAAACAACAAGTCATAGATGATTTATTTGCAGGAAATGCGACTGCCGAGACTATCGTCTTGGCAAATTTGGCGAAAGATTTTGTTAATGTTTTCAATGGATATGTTAAGTCAGAGAGGAAGAATTTCAGACTTCCGTCAAAACCTTTTATTTCGGAAAGTGATTCTTTAGCTTCACACATTGCTTACAATATATATGTTCGCAATCATCTATCCAAATCTCAGCAATATCGAATCCAACATGGTTTACCTTTATATCTGTGTGGTGAACCAACTATGTTCTCTCCAAGCTCCATTGTTTCTAATGCAATTCAAGAGTCCGCTCCTTTATTGAGTGAGTCACTTACTAAGGGAATTAAGGACTTGCTGGCTTCACCAGAAGTTAAAGAAAACTTGCAGGATGTTTTGTCTAAATCTATGGAGTCAACGGCCACTGGTATGACTGAGAAAACACAAGGAATGTTCGATAATATAAAGACCACTTTACAGCCCTTAGCTGACCAGGCTATGTCATTGTTCACGTCAATGAATGGCTTGACGTCATTTGTAAAATCCATGTTTCAACAAGCCATCAGTCTATTTCCTTCTGATTTGATTGGTGGATTGAAGCTTAATTTTGATGTTGAGACTTTGTTTTCACTTTTTAAATATTATATTGTTTATATTAATGTAGACTCAAAGCCTTTAAAAATAGCTCTTCTTTATTTTATGTTGCGCGAACTTGGTTTACTAAATTATTTGTTGATGTGGGGAAAGGAAATATTTATGCTGATGATAGGATCTAATAAGCCTGTAGTTGAGGGATCTCTGATTGGAGAACCAACATCTGCGTGTGACTGGATGTCTTCATTGGTTGATATGATTTCTTCACATGGCTCTGAAATTTCCGTTTGTACATTCATGACTGCTTTACTTTATATGATTTTTAAACACGTTAGAAAGATGAGTACCAACACTATGCGTTTTGCTGAATATTCAACTGTCGCTGGCGTTGTTACTGGAATTTGCCGCAATATGCATTTTATGGGAGCGGGCTTACTTGGAATAGATCGCGTTTATAAATATTTCTTAGTTATATCTCAATCCCTTACTCTTTTAGTTAGAAAACACATTTTGGGAATTTCTGAAAATAATTTATCAAATGAAAAGAAAGTAGCGAAATGGCTCATTCAGTTGAAGTTTTTTTCAACTGATACGGGTCGCTCTGCTATTAGAGTTTCAAAGAAGATGTTGGAAAGTGCTGAGCGCATTATGGCCGATGGTTTAGCTTTCATAGCAGCGCAGTCAAGGGATCAAACCTTTGTGTCACGTGAAACTATGATGCAAATTCATCGCGTGTGGCCTGATGTTAAAGTTTTAGCTAACTTTACTTATAGATTAAGATCTGCTTCAACATTCAAACCAGCCATGTTTCATATTCAGTTTACTGGTGAACCTGGAGTTGGTAAGTCTACTTTGACGGAAAATTTGATAAATGATCTGTCTAAGCGTATTTATCCAGCTGACAAAACGGTATCTCACTGGTCTTATAACCCTAATTGTGAATATTTTGATGGTTATTCAAAACAGACTGTCATGATAATTGATGATTTATTCCGTTTTAATGAACCTAAACATCTATCCCTTATCATTGGACTTATTACAAACACTCCTGTTACATTACCCATGGCTCACCTTGAGGATAAAGGTATGGATTTGGACTCTGACATTTTGATTTCATCAACTAACACCCCTTATCCAATTGGCAAAGACATCTTCTGTATGGAAGCTGTTCATCGTCGTCGTCATATGTTGGTTGAGGTAACTTGCGATTCGCGAGTTAAGAAAAATGGTAAATTCTCCAAGGATTTATTTGACAAATATTATCCAGGTCAAAACTCTCGTGAATTTCCTCATTTGAAGTTCTCTTTGATGAAGAGTGTCATTTCTGCAGGTGAAGAAGTTTATATGAAGACAGATGGTGATAGCGAAAAATATAAAGAACGCCTGATTAAAAAGTTGATGCAAGTCAATTCTACATTATCTTTCGGAGATGAATTTTATTTCAGTGAGGATGCGCGTCCCCCTGCAAATATGAGTGTGCCGTGTGTTAACTGGAGCTATACTAATCTTCTTGCTAATATGGCAGCTTGTTATGCTGCTACTAGGGAGGAAGAGAGGAAAATGACAGTTAAAGAAAAATATGAACATGTTATGGAATGCTTTGCCGAAATAGACAATATTTTCCAACAATCAGAAGATTTTCCCCAAGGAGTGACGGCGGATGCTACTTTGAAGTTGGTTTCCGACCAAATTCTTGATGCATCGTTTGCATATGGACGTGACGATCCTCTAGGAGAACGCATTTATGCTTCTTCTGGTGATATTATCCCTGATGTCTGTGATCTGGATGTTGATGGAATTGTTGAAGAGTTTTTGGCTCAATCTCCATCTGAGCCTACGAATGGATTGAATGAATTGCAACAGGCAAATGAGGACATCATGAAATACTTCAGTAATGGAGTTGTTTCACTTGATTGTCATCAGTTGGTTGCAGGTATGTTTGATAAGATTCTAATGAAATTCCTTTTAGCAAATGGACTGTGATGGAACTCGACATGCTTGCATTTTGTAGAGGCGAGCGTGGAAATCCACTCTATCCGCGAGGTGAGGACCAAATTGATACTTCTTCTATCAGAAGAATCCAAATTCAGCGCCGTTTGCAAAAGAGACAAATTCATCCCGTCATTGCTAATTCATTGCATATTGAAAAGGTAAGTGGCAAAGAAGTTTTCCCTATTAAGACTAAGATAACCCAATGGATAGACGAGCTGGAAGATGGTGATTTTTCACCAATTCCAAATATGGAAGTTATTGAGTTGGAAAATATCCGTCATACATTTGTTGATACAAAACCGATTCAGCAAAATGTTGTTGATTTTTTCAATGAAATTTCATCAGGTACTAAATTATCATATCCAACTGCAAACCCAGGTTTGAAGGAGGCTATGTTTGATGGCATGTTCTCAGTTGAGTTTTTGAGACGCATTGAGAAGATTGATGGAGTTTGGTACGTAAATATTGATGATATTGCTTTCAAACCTAGAGGAATGTTAACATTTGAAAAAGACATTGACGGGGAGATAAAGAAATTTATGGTTCCGTTTGATTTGGCATACCTAGCTTCAACACAAAAGGCTTTTATTAACAACATGGATATGTTTGGAATGTTGACCCATCCCCAGCAGGAACAGATTGTTGATTTGGCTAAATGGAATTATATCCATGCGGCTGGCCTAAGCTTTAAGTCTTTAAAGATGCAGCTGTCCTTATTGACTAAACAGGTTAAGGAGACTATATTCCCGCGTGTGTTTGATACAGCGTCATGGATATGGAATTGCCTTGGCAAGTTTTGTAAGATTTTTGGACAATTAGCAGTCTTCATTGGCTTTTTGTATATTACACGCAGCGTAGCTGGTTTGCTTATGGGAAGTAAAACACCCACATCCAAATTTTTGCATCGTAATCAAGTTAAGACAGGTATTCAATTCCGAGGATCAACTCAGTCAGGAATGACGAATTCCAAAAACACCCAAGAAATTTTAGCTCAATCTTATTTGGACAAAAATGTTAAATTTTTCAATTTTCAGGATGTAGACGGAATAAGCCGTATGGCTCATGGAATTCATACCAAACAGTTTTTAATTATCAATGCACACACTGCAAGACCTTTCTTAAAAGGAGTTACGACTTTAACATATACCCCAACAATAAATTCTGACCAAGAGTGGGAGATAGAAATTAAACCGGAACAAGTTTATATTATGCCCCACAATGATCTTGCGATTATCTTCTCACGTCATCTTCCGATGGCTAAGGATATAACGCACCAATTTATTACAAATGATGACTTTGATCATGCTGAAAGTATGGGAGAAGTCTGGACACTCACAAATTTCCAGAACCAGCAATCTTTAGAGATTAGAGATCGCGCCATCCCATATAAAAAAATATCACTTACGTCTCATGCTGGAGATACTGAAGAGATTTCAAAAGCAATCGCTATTGAAGGAACAACTGTGGCAGGGAAGAGTGGATCGATGCTTATGCGTCCGTCCCGTCTTCCAGGCCATCGTAGTATTGTAGGAATACAAGCATGGAAAGTTCGTGATTATTATTCATATCAGATTTATTACCAAGTCGTAACACAAGAGATGCTTCAACACCTCATCTCTAATGTTGAAAAGCAGGTTGGCAGGCCAGTTATTTCGCAAGAAGGACCGCTCTTCTGTGAGCCCACAGTTGCAGAGGTCGCAGGAATAGTTTCATCACATCTTAACGTTGAAG